TGAATCAACGTCGTTTGCAGCGTCGTTGTCAGCTTGGTAACGTCTAGCTTTTCCGTACTCAGAACCATAGACTAAAATAGTAGTAGTCTTGTCTGTGTTAAGCTGATCAATATCAACGCCGTCATAAGCAGATAGTGTTAAAGAGTCGTTGTTAGCGATGCCTGTAACCATAGCTTTAAATACGCCATTAGCATTAGAAACAACAACAGTGTCGTTTAATCTAACGCCGTGAGCAGTATCAAGACCAGCTTGAATATAATTAGCTTCATCAATGTCAGCTTGAACTAAGAAAGTGTTGTCTGCTGTTAACTTACCTTTGTAAGACAAGTGCAAACGTCCTTGCTCAGACCATACAACTTGATCAGCTGTCATAGCCTCTTCAGCTCCTATTTTAGCTAGAAAGCCTGAAATTGTTCTTGGGCCGAAAACTTCAGCCTCTTTTTCCATTAAATCTGGAACGTATTGTTGACCCCAACCAGCGTTGTCGCCAGATGATAAGTCTAAATAATTTGTAGATAACGTTTGCTTTCGTGAAGCAGGAACGCTATTCAAATTATCACCGGGTGTAATTGCCATAATAAATATGTTTTAAGTGTTAATTATTTTTTAATTTTAAATTTAAAATCAGAAGAGCTATCACCTAGCACCCTTACTTTCATCTTGCTAGTATTAACATCACCAGCAAATTGCTGGCGAGGGCTCATGCTAACATTTTTAGCTTTAGCAACGCTTTGCTTTAAAGCATCTGCCTTGCCTTGCTCGTAAAAGTGCTGTGCAATTGCATCAGCATTCATAGCTGTAAAAATACTTTTGTGATAACCCTTAGCATCTGATATTACATTATCTTCATTCAAAAACTTTTTGACAAAGTTATTAATATCGCTTTGAGTTTCTTTAACACTGTCTATGTTCTTAACGTTATATCTAAACTTCTTATCACCGACTTTATATTCAAATCCTTTGAATTTTTCGTTAAACAAGTTATTAGTTTTGTTCATAAACGCGCTGTGTTGTTTCTCAGCTACTTTTCTGTTGTCTTCCGACTCTTTGTTATATCGATTAAAAAAGTCCATTGCCTTTTGATATTCATCGTTAGGCGCTTGACGCATTTTAATCTCATCGTAATATGTGGATTTTACACTTTCCAAGTGGTTCTTTGCCTGAGCAACTTGCTCCTTCAAAGCTAATTTTTTTCTTTTTATATCTCTTTCATCATCTAATTCTTCATCAAAAGAAAACTGATCTTCCATCATGAAGCTTATTTCCTCTAAGTTTAGATGAGGTTTAGTTTGCTTATAGTATTCTCTTAGCAGCGTTAAGTTATCTAAATCAGAGTAATCTCTATTTAGCTTAACATAATCTTCTATGTCGCCACCAGTCTCACTCATAAAGTCAACTAACTTTTGAATGTTTTCTGGTAAAGGCTCTCCTGTAGCTTCCGCTTCTTGTACGGCTTCTTCTACTTCGTCAACTAATTCTTTCAAAGCCTCGTTTGGCTCTTCGTCAATAACTTCTTCTAGTACTGCATTTTGTGCTTCGGCTTCCGGCTGTACTTCTTCTTGTTCCGGTGTGGTGTCGGCACTTTCATCGCTTCCAACCACTCCTGCGTCGTCAGTTGAGCCATCTGCAACTTCTGCTGCTTCTTCTGGTTTCTCATCTTCAATTGGTTTATCCAAATCTATTTTGATAACACTGTCGTCGCCAGCGCTTTCAAATTTACTTTCATCAACTGTATCTACAGTCTCTTGCGTAGTCTCGTCGACTACTTGTTCATTTTTTTCTTCTTCCATAATAAAATATTATATAATTAGTAAAATTACCTAGGCTCAAACGAGCCTAAGTCAAATCCACCTCCAATAGTATCATTACCTGAAGACTCAAAGTTTTTAGGTGGTTTACCTGTCTTTCTTTGATCTATAAGCTCTGACTGTTGTGAGGCTTGTATTTTAGTTCTTTGATCTTTACGGTCTTCTTTAGTAGACTCTCTACTCAATACGTTTTGCATATCCATTTGTCTAAGCTGCATGTTATACTGAAACTCTTGAGCCATAAGCTGAGATTTAATTTGCGCTTCAGCTTGTAGCTTTTGAGCTTCCATCTGAGCTTCTACTTGTTTAGTTTGCATTTTAGCTTGCTCTAACGCTTGTTGTTTTTGTATTTCTAATTGAGCGGCCGCTTGTTGCTGTTGAGTATTAGCTTGTGCTTGAGCCTGTATATTTTGCTGTTGCATTTGCTGATCTCTTTGCATTTTCTTTTTTCTACGTATTTTGAGAAGTTGATTAGCTAGCTTAACGTTTTTAATATCTCTTAAGTCTATAGCATCTTCTAAATCTATACTCTGCTGCGCTATGGCTTGCTGTATGTTGTTTTCTAATATAGCTTGTTCTTCCTCATCAGGCATAAGCTCTAGAAATATACCAAAGTCATATAAGTGTAGGTTTGACATTTCTTCAAGCGTAGCTACATTGTGCACGCCAATGCTTTGTATGAAAGCTTCTTTTGTAGGAGAGTATTCTATAATATCAGATATTCTTAACGATAGTTGCTCTGCAACTTCAGCTGTTAAAAATAGTCCTGAATCAAGTATATGTCTAGTTGCTGTGTTAGAGTTTGCAGCCGCAAGCTTTTGAACGCCTAGTAAAGCTCTTTCGTCAGGCGTGCTACCATCGCGCGCTTCATTAAGCCCGGTTACGTCGCGTATCATTTGAAGATAATAGTTGTAGTTACCTATTAACGCTTGTATTTTGTTACCTCCAGATCCAGATGTTATTTCTTGAATAGGAACTTTACCAGGATTCATATCGCCTTCAGAAGTAAATGACCTACCAATAACACTACCTGTTTGGAAGAACATATTTAAAGCTTCTTGTGGGCTGTAGTTAGTTCCATTACCTAAATCTATTTCAGCTAAACCATCAGCGTCTAAATAAACGCCATCTGGAACCATACGCGACATTACTTGCTGTAGCTTTAAATGTGTTAGCTGTATCATGTCGGCAAATCCAGTAATACGCTTTACTAAAGATTCTATTCTACCTTTATACATTCTTGGCGCTACTATGTTGTAGTTCATTTTAACTTTAGTAAAATCGCTTTTTGGCCTCATCATGTTTTTAGCCATTTGCCATTTTAGTAGTTTTTTGGTGCCAAGAACCATAGCGCCTTCATATAAACACTCTATTGATCTTTGCAGCTTGCTATAATCAGTAGCGTCTTCAGGTGGGTTAAAGTTATCGTCTTTTTCAATAAGCTTACTAGCGCCACTAGCTGTTTCTTTTACTTTGTAGACTTCGTTCATATACGTCTTATAATTAAAATATAAAACTTGAACTCTATTTTTATCTGTATCTTCGTAGCCTACGCCGCTGTATTGGCTGTTAGATTTTTGAACGTCGGCGCTGTTTTGTATTTCTTCTAAATCTTCATGCGTTAAGTGCGGAAACTCTTTAGCTAACTCGTTTAGAGGTATTGTTTTAACTTCACCAATATAATACAAGTCGTCAAAGTAAGGTGAGTCTGTGTAAGAGTAGACTATGTCTGCAGGATCTACATATTTCACTGTAACTCCTTCTGAAGTGTTAAAATCTGTTTTTACAGCAGCTATACCAAGTACAGTTAAATCGTAGTAAAGCTGTTTTTTAATTAAATCGTAATTATTGCCATCAAGCAAAACATTTATAGCTTGCTCTTCCGCTAATTCTACAGCCTGCTTATAGGTTAACTGCATGTGCAGCTCTAGTTCTTCTTGAGTTTCAGGTAATGTAGCTGGGTCGTTTTGATAAAGGTTTATACCAAACTCTTCAGCGGCAAAGTCATTCATCTCTTTAGTAGCCATATCTCCAAGTACACTTTCCATATACTCTGTTCGTTTAGCTACACCGTATGGGTCTTGAGAATACGCCTTAATGTCAAAAGATCTATTAGCTAAGCCGTTAACTACTATATCTACAAATTTAGGTATAATAGGTACAGGTGTCCAATCAAGGTTTAAGTAGCTTAAGTCACCATTTATAGAAAGTTCGTCTTTATATTTTTGTATAGACTGCTCTCCTCTAGCGTATAACCTTAAGTTATGATAGTTGTTAAAATTGTTTTGATACCTATTGTGGTTTCTATCGTTGTTAAACCACTCTGTTTCGATTGCTTTAGCAACCTTTAAACCGTAGTCATAGCTTAGCTTTTCAGCATCACTAACTACTTGACTTGGAAAATAACTCTTTATAACAGACTCTGCCATACTTTTATTTTATTATTTTTGATATTCCACCTTGGTTAGAATATTTAGATATATTTATGTTTACTTGCGGTCTTTTAATATCCGCGTGTGGTCTGTAAAGGTGACGATTGCAAGCCATTATAGCTAAACCAGAGCTTATAGCGGCATCAAACTTAGTTCTTTTGTTTATATCAAACTTAGCCCAATCATTTAAAGTTCTATTGAAATACACGTTACCGTATACTCCTTCGTCTAAATGACCTACGTGATCATTGATATACATTTCTATAGCTGCAGCGTGAGCTTGCTTTATATCTTCACTAGAGTTAGGTATACCACCTATTTCTTTTTCAGCTGTACTTAGCTTGTTCCAAGCTTTATCTGGTCTATTCATACTAAAACCTCTGTACCCTCTTCTTTTAAAGTAGTATAAAAGTCTTGGTTTGTTATTTTCTGCTAACAATGGCATGCCGTAAAATATGCAAGCCATTAGTATATCTTCAAAAAATATCTCAGCGGTTTGTGGTCTAGCAATATATTCTAAAAAGAAATGGTTTGGCGGAGCGTCTTCCATGCTAAACTTAGTTAGTCCATGAAGAGATCCGTTGGATCCTCTACCATCAACAGTACCGCTAATATCATAGCTATCGCAGCCAAAGGCGCCCATATGCTCATTACCAGGGTACTTAACACCATTTTTTATTATTACATTGTTTTGAAGTCTAGGTTGAGGTGTCCAACTTATGTTAAACCTTCCTTTTGGGTCAGGATTAAAAACTACAGCTGTGTCCTTAACTCCACTTACCCACTGAAAATTACCAGTGTTGTAAACAGCGCTATTTCCTATTCCTTCATTATAATCTATTTGCTCGTATATTTTAACTAAATTAAATATACTGTTTTTTGTTTCATCTCTAAACGCAT